CGCAGGCGTCGGCGGCGGCGGCGGCGTAGGCGGCGGAGGCGGTGGCGGCGTCGGCAGCGGCGTAGGTGGCGTAGGCGGCGTCGGCGGCGGCGGCGGCGGCGGCGCTGGCGATGGCGGCGGTGGCGGCGTAGCGCGCGGCTGTGGCTGTGGCTGTGGAATCATCGCCAAGCAAGAAGTTGTAGACGATCTCAAGCATTTCCGGTGCCAGATGCAGAACCGACAACACGCACCAGCGCGCCCAGTCAAGCAGCAGAGGCTTGGAATCCATCCTCGCTACGATGCGCCGGCTGTTGCACACGCCCTTGTCGTCTCCGAGTATGAGACCTTGTCCCGCGCAGTCTACCAGACAGAGCGTGGTGCCCGGGGAGTAGGACAGTGCGTCTCGGACGTCAGTGCTGAAGTGCAGGCCCCGCCAGCACATGACTGGCTTGCCCGGATAATCCAGCCAGACTCCATCAGGAGGTGCGGTGGTTCCATCTCGGAGCTTGTCTCCGTCAAGGAAGTGCCACGCCCGCAGGGGCTTGCGCTTGGTGTACACGGTGGGGGTCATGGTTCAGGTTGCTCCAAGTTAGACGTGCGATGCTGCACGTAGCGGGGTACCTGGGGCATTATGGGGTGGGAAATAGCTCCCGCTGCACCGGAATAGTTACAGCATCCCGGAGTATGCGAAACATTCCCTTAATGAACTCAAACTCTCGGTAACCTGCTGCGTAACTTCCATGCCGGTCGTGTCTAAGCTCCAGGGCGGCTTGATGGAGGGCTGCGGCGTACTCGTGCTGAGAGAAGTACAAAACACACTGTTGTAGGTGAGTTTTCTTATTGAGAAGATTCTTCGGAGGGATGTGGGATAGTCGCAGGGCACGCCACTCATCTCTGAGGCCTCGGGTCTTAGATCTAGACCGCAGCTTTGGGAATACCTTGGCGTAGAACCAATCGTTCAGCCGCTCCATTGCGATGGCGTCGTCTTCTTGTCTAAGTCTAGAAGCGGAAGACTTGAGTCTTCGCCACTGAGCACTCTGCTGAAGATATGGGGGCATCACTCCTTCTAGGTCAGCAAGAAAAGCGTAGAACTGGAGCATTAGCGGTCCGTGGTTGCGTTTAAGGGCTAGGTGGCTAGTAGGGTAGCTGGTAGGGTGCTCAAGCGCAAGGGATGGGCTGTAGAGGGCCTTGCTGGGTGTGCGTAGGGTGGGGGCTAAGCCTAGTGGGCGGAAATGAGGGCATCGTAACAAGCTGTTGTCAGGGTTTGTGGTTGTTACGAAGAGGTGTACAAACGCTAAGTGGTTGTTTTTAAAGGAGAAATACTCTTAAATGTAACAAGTAACTATTATAAAGGTATTAAGAGATAAGAAAAATAATAAGGTGTATATTCAATGAGTGTAAAGGTCTGTATGAGGTATCAATATAATTTCCTTCCATTTATGTTTACCCATAAGCTATGGGGTAAGTAGTGGCTACGTTGTTACAGTTTGGAGCTTTTCTCCTTTAAAACCGTATAGTTAACGTTTGTACAGGTGTGCCGTACAAGCTAAAACCCTGACAACAGAGCTTGTTACGATTGCTGAAAAATGAACCCTTTTGGATCCCAAGGACTGAGTTTATCGCTAGTGAGCACTAACTTGACGTAATAAGATTACACACTCTGTCAGTAGGGTCTTAGCATGGTATGCTTCAAATCGGGCATTTTGGAGCAAATTTTGCTACTAAAAACGGTGGCCCGAATCCCCGATTCTAGGAAGTTGGACTCTGATCTGTAACACTCTGTTACAATTCTTATACGTTCGGTTACAAATCATCCAAAAACCTGAGTCTAAGTGCAACAAACGTAACACTTTGCAACAGCGTTGTATACAACGACCTCTCACATACATGCGCGAGTTACCGGAATCTCTGTAGTCCTAAACGTGATTCTAGGAGTCGGCGATCCGTTCACCGAACAAATACGAACAAAATGAAGCCCCGACTGAGCGGGGCTGATGTGATTAGAAGTAGATTGTACAGAATTTGATGCCCTGACGCCGAGCTGCGATGGTGGCGTGCAGGATGCTGATGCGACCCTGTTGCCAGACAAACGACCGAGCACGGAGGGCGAAGAGAGCGGCTGCGAGTACCATGATGTGACCCCTTAAGGATTGGGACAGAGCGCGTAAAACGCAGGAGTAAGCTGGATGCCGATGGGTATGCTGCGCATGGGCATTGTGAAGGGCTTGCGACCACGACCCGGATTGCCGGTGCCCGGACCGAAGATACCGTTGCGATGCCACAAGAGCCAGAGCGGAAGTGGCACACGATAGCCCTTGATGAGACGCGCGCGAGTAGGCTTGTTGACCACAATGCGCTTGCAGACCGGGTAGAACATGACTGACCCCCTGTGGGTTGCAAATGCAGGGGGGCTTGCGCCCCCCTGCCCTAGCTTACGCCGGTTGCGCAGTGCGCACCAGCCAGCCGCGCTTTACGTAGGCTGCAATGCTGTGGGCGCCCACACCCGCAGCCAACAGCTCGGTAGCGGGCACGCCACCCGTGGGGGCTGCGGCTTGCGCCATGGCTGTGCAGGTTGCGGCCCAGGCTGCGTTATGCCCGCTGCGGGCAACGTAGGGCTTGCCGGGCAGCAGTTTGGCGGTTTGCAGCGCGGGTGGCAGGTTGCCACCGCACAGGTTGGCACCCTTGCTTTGCAAGCTGTTGGGCAGCTTGTAGGCCGCGAACACTTGCTGGCTTGCCGCAGCGCTGGGGGCGGTTGCCACCCAATTGGCAGGCAGGGGCGTGGCAGGTGCCTGCGGGCCTTGCGCGGTGGGCTGCGCAGCCACTGCGGCAACCAGGGTAGCGGGTGCACCCAGGGCTTGCAGCATGGCTGCGGGCGCCGGGCCTTGCGTGGCTGCAGGTGCAGCGCTGGCCAGTACTGCTGCCATTTGCTGTGCTGCAGTGGGGGCCTTACGGGTGGCGGGCATGGTGCCCTTGGGGACTTGCTTGGTTGCCATGGTATTTACCTTTGGTTGGCGTGCCCGGGTGCCGGGGCCTTAGCGGCAGGGCTTGCGCCCCACACCTACACATGCAAGCCCCGTGCCAGAGTTTTACCTGGTAAACGCACCGACTTGGTGCAGAAAGCGGTAAGACTTACCGGGTGGGTTGTAAGACTTACAACGACCGGTAAAGTTTGCAGCAACGAAGTGCCGAGCACCGAGATGGAGCACGATGGATCAGGTCTGTAGAATCAATCACATCATCCATCGGCTTCTGCGATGCGATCGCTGAGGTATGATGTGATTGTTGAGGGTTTGATGCTCGGTGATGGGTCCCATATGACTGACTGATGTGCCAAAGAGAATCCAGTCCGAGAGAAAGGAGGGGCGAAGGGAAATCAGTGAGAGTGCTTACCCCTGGGCGCTAGGAATTTCGATTCGAATTCTAAGATCCTAGCACCGAGTCTATCCAACTGACTGGTGTGTTCACATAGTTGAACGCCTTGTCGTTTAGGAATCCACAGCTCGTAACAATCACTCCGCACTTCTCGAAGTAGTCGCCATCCACGGTGAGAACCATTCTGTCTTCCCCAGGAAGCCCTGTGTACTGCCAGTAAGTCTCTACTCCCTGGCGGCAAGCGTCGAAGATATAGCAGTCACCTTCTCTATGGAGGTCTCCGTGGCACCACTTCTGTCCATGAACTACTAGATCGCAGCCCGTGATAATGCATCTACTCACTTCAGTTCTCCGTTCGATCGATTCGATTTCGAAAATTGGAGCGGCGACCCGAAGATCGCCGCTCACTCTACATGACCCTCCACAGGTCGATACTTGGTGCCCCCTACAGGAGTCGAACCTGTCCTAGCTCGGGTTGAAATCCGGCCACCACACCGCGCGGCTCAGGGGGCAAAGCGCTTAGGCCGTCACAGCCACCGGCGCGTACACCGTCGGCAGCATCCACTCAGGTGCTGGTGCACCCCGCACGCCGTATCGCTTGAACATCTGAAGAATTTCCTTCTTCTCGCTTTCCAGCAGCTTCGTCGAGCCTGGGGCCTCCATCTGCTCCAGGGGCATGCCGCGCACGGCCCCGTAGGCCAAGTGCGCGAGCCGCGCAGCCGCGCGCACGTTTTTCACGAGATGAAGATGAAGTTCCTCATAGAGGAATTGGTTGCCCCCACGACGTGCGCCATCCCGGCGACAGTAGAGTTGCTTACGCTCTTCTGCACGAATGATCATGGCTTCTGCCATGAGACTCATGACCTTGACTCGGAGCATCTCGCGCCGGTCGAGGATTTCAGTTCTTTCTCTGTTGTACATCGAAGTTCCTTAAAGTGAATGTGATGAGAGGTCTTGCCAGGGCCACTCACATCAAGGAGGTTTGAAGCATTCAGTACATATCTATCTCCAGTTAACCACTGCGGGCATGGCCCAGTGTACACCAGCCAAAAGTCGGTGTACACTGCCCCTGCAACCAGGAGCACGATTCAATGCGTTATCTAAAAGGTTCCCCCCGCCACGAAGTCTGCCCCAAGGAGTGGAGCCGCACGCCGGACATGACGGGTAGCTACGAGCTAGATGCAGTCATTGCCCGCAACACCAACCCCGACATCCGTGACCGCTTGGCATTCTACCTCGAGCAGGAGAATGCTTACGGGGCCAGGACTGGCTACGACGGCTATCACAACTACGCAGGAGACTCCTGAAAGGGGTGTGACATGATGACGGACAACGACCTTGAGAATTTGTACAAGACCGCCCTGCCTGTTAGTCATTACGCGGGCCTCCGCGCTGTGTTTGACGCAGGCTACGGCGTCGGTGCCGGGGCTGTGGAATACACTGATGTCAGCCTTAATGCCAGCGCCGCGACGGTCACAACCGACGACCAAGCACCGATCGTAACGCCATGAAAATCGTAATTGAGAGTATTCCTTCCGCGGAACATAGATACGACACTTGGGGCGATTGGTGGTACGACGCTGACGGCACGCTGCAGATTCGTGTAAGCTCGGATGAGCCAGACCTTCCCACTGAGAATCATCAATTCTTGGTGGCTCTGCACGAACTTGTAGAGGTTTGGCTGTGCAAGCAGCGCGGAGTGACGCAGGAGCAGGTAGATGAGTTTGACATGGTCACCGCGCCTACCCTTGGAATTGGCGAAGATGAAGAACCTGGAGATCACCCGCTTGCGCCTTACCGCAAGGAGCATCGCTTTGCCATGATGATTGAGCATATGATGGCGCACGAACTTGGACTGGCGGGTTACGGTACGATCTGTTAGGCCATGCCTCCACCACTTCTCCCCGAGAAAGCTGACGACTGGTTGTACATCCAGGCGCAGTTCGAACTCGCTGAGAAGTCGGTGCCCACCCTGTCGAAAGAGACTGGCGTGCCTGTGCAGCGGATCTTCGCCGTGGCACATCGCAACGGCTGGCTCCGGGCGCAGGACGCGGACGTCGCGGCCCAGCAGCGTGCGGAACTCCGCCTAGCCCGAGAGTCTCAGGACGAGATTGCCCTGCAGGAAGAGAAGGCGCGGCTAATCGAGGTCAACGTGCAGATGCAGGCCAACATGCTGCACACCCACAGGCAGGACATTGGGATGGCACGCACCATTTCCATGCAGCTATTCCAGGAACTGCAGGGAATGATGACGAATCAGGACTTGCTGGCAGATCTCGGACGCAGGATGCGGAACGAGAATGACCGGGGTGTGGATAAGGAAAATGATCTTTACCAGTATGTCATCGGATTCAACGGGAGGGTAGACAGTGTTAAGAAGCTGACCGACGCGATGAAGAACTTGCTGCTGCTGGAACGCCAAGCCTACGGCGTGACCACTGCGCTGAACGACCCCACCACGCCGCAGCAGGTCGCGACGCCGACTGAAGATGCTATGGACGCCATCCTGAAGCGGTTTGACGTCGTGATGACCAGCAAGGACTCCCCACCTATCGCGGAGGTCATTGAAAATGGAGCTCCCAGATAGCATCAAGCAGTCCCTGCACGACGCGCCGTTTGAGAAGATTGGTGAGCTGTGGCAGGTACTGGAACAAAGCATTACTCCCACGAGCGCGGTGCAGAACTGGCTGGCCCGCAACGATCGCTTTTACCTGCTCGTCAGAATCCTGCACCGGAATGACTTGATCCGGCCCTGGCTCTACGCCCGCTGCCGCGAGGTGGAGGCTAACAAGGACGGATACCTGGATCTCTGGGCTCGGGAGCACTACAAGTCCACTATCATCACCTACGCGGGAATCATTCAGGAAATCCTGAACGACCCTGAGATTACGATCGGAATCTTTAGCCACACCAAGCCGATCGCTAAAGACTTCTTGCTGCAGATTAAGCGCGAGTTTGAAGGGAACGAAGACCTCAGGAACCTGTTCCCAGACATCCTGTACGTGAACCCGGAACGCGACAGCCCGTCCTGGTCAGCAGACGGTGGCATCGTGGTGCGCCGCAAGAGCAACCCCAAGGAGCGCACCCTGGAGGCGCACGGGTTGGTGGACGGCCAGCCGACGGGTAAGCACTTCAAGCTCCTCGTCTATGATGACGTCGTGACGAAGGAGTCTGTCGCCACCCCGGAACAGATCCACAAGACTACGGAATCCTGGGAGTTGAGTGATAACCTCGGCGCCCAGCCCATGCGCAAGTGGCACATCGGTACGCGGTACAGCTACGCGGACACTTACCAGGTCATGATGGATCGCGGCGCGGTGAAGGTGCGGCTGTACCCCGCCACCGAGGACGGCAGCATGGACGGAACCCTGGTGCTGCTGACCCCTGCGCAGTGGGACGCGAAGGTGAAAGCTCAGGGCGAGGCCACGATCGCGTGCCAGATGCTGCAGAACCCGCTGGCCGGCACGCAGCGTATGTTCAACGTGGAAGACCTGGGCGTGTACGAGGTCAGGCCAGAGGTGATGAATATCTACATCACTGTTGACCCGGCGCGTAGCAAGAAGAAGGACAGCGCCAAGACCGCCGTCGCAGTCATCGGCATTGACTACGCGGGGAATAAGTACCTTCTGGATGGGTTTAACCACAAGATGGACTTGCGTGAGCGCTGGGAGCGCACAGCGCAGATGTACCATCGCTGGAAGCGCGCCCCCGGGGTGCAGAACGTAAAGGTGGGCTATGAAAGTTTCGGCGCGCAAGCGGATCTTGACTACTTCGCGGAACAGATGTCGATGCCTAACAAGGGCGGACACTTCCCAATTGAAGAACTTAAGTGGCCCCGTGACGGCGAAGGGAGTAAGACCGATCGAGTTCAGAGACTTGGCCCGGACATTCGGAGCCACAAGGTATTCCTTCCCTATCCCACGGTGGATGACCGGCTAACTGCCACGCAGCGCCGACTAGCGAACACCGGGTGCGCGCACCGTATCGCCAAGCCCATCATCCGTAAGGATGAGAGTGGAAACCTGTACGATCTGTCTAAGGACTTGAAGATGCAGGTGCACTTCTTCCCCTTCGGCAGTAAGAAGGATTTGATTGATGCGGTGTCTCGCATCTACGACATGGAGCCGCACGCTCCGGGCTTTGCCGAAAGGGGCTACTATGAACCAGAGTACACTTAGCATCTTGGCTGTGTTGTCCCTCGCGGCTTGCGCCAGCGACTCGGCCACGAAGCCCACCGAGGAAATGGGCGACCTGAAGGTGCTGCAGCAGCACTGCGACGCTAACGCTGCGGTGGACGGGGTTCAGGTCATGGTCACCGGCCCTGGGGTATTCGTGATCTCGTGGAAAAACAAACTGGTTTGCGGCACCCCCACGTGAGCTATACTGCTCAGCTATGACTGTCACTAGGGCGATCAATCAGAACAACCTGGGCAATCAGGTCTCCACCCGGGACTATAACTGGCTGGAGATGTGTCAGTCCGCCTGGGGCAGCGAATTCTATGCTCCAGACCACGCCATCTACCGCTGGGGCAATGGCCGTGAATTTGATAGCAGCGACAAGGGACTGACGGGAATCTACGGTGTGCAAGTCACGGATGATCTGTGGATAGATGATAACTATCCAGACATGAGAACGGCGCTAACGGATGGCGTTGAAGATATAGGAGTAGACGACTAATGAGCCAGTCAATTTCTAAGCTTTCTTCTGCGAACACACCGCTGGCGCTGACTGATGTAATCATCGTAGACCAGCCGGACAGCACAACCCCCAGTGGTCTACGCACGAAGCGCGCCATGGTTGGGGACATCCCCAGCTCTAACCCCACGACTACGAAGGGTGATCTTTCTGGCAGAGGGGCTACGGGTCCACTTAGAGTTCCGGTTGGCGCAGATGGCACGGCGCTAGTCGCGGATAGTTCACAGGCCACAGGGGTGAATTGGTCGGGTCCATTTGCCAACGCAACCTTCGTGTCAGATGTGGCGAACACCACTCTTGGGAGCAAGGGCGCGGGGCTGGTTGGATTCAACAACACACTGACCTATACCGCAGGCACCGTGGGTGCGTGGCTGAGGAGTCTTGCCACCAGCGCGGGAGCTGGGCTCATTGGCTGGGTTCAGTCGGGTACAGGCGCTGTTCTTCGTTTCGTCCAGGAAAAGCTTCGTGAGCGCGCTAGCCCTCTAGACTTTGGTGCCGTGGGTGACGGCGTTGCTGATGACACAGCAGCGTGCACTGCGTTGTTTGCCGCGAAGAAGCACATCAGCATTCCTGCAGGATACACGTTCCTTATTAAGAGCACGCTAACCGCGCAGGCTGGTACTCGTATCGAGACTAAGGGCGGGGATGGCAACACCACCGGGTCTCTTCCGGCCAGCTACTTTATCAAGCATTCGTCTATGACGACTCCAGCCATCAAGCTTATTGATCGCTGTATGATGGACGGTGGCGGCGTGGTTTGTCAGGTGGGCAACACAGGCGACGCGATCGTTGGCGCCGGTAACGGCATCCGCATTATCAACGTATTCCAGTGCTTGTCTGGTGGTGTGGGCATCCGCCTGGGAGATTCGTCGGGCACTAACACTAACTCCTTCATCATTAGGAACTGCACCTCAATCAACTCTGTTGGAGACAATTTCTACATCCACGATGGCACTGCTGCTTCTGGGGCAAACTGCAATCAGGGAATCCTAGATAGTTGCGTGGGGGATCTTAGCACTGGGGGTGATGGTTTCCATCTTGGTCATTGCTTCTGGGTTCGGCTAGTGAACTGCCTAGGTGCGGGAAATGCCGGGTATGGCTATCGTCTTAGCGGCACTACGAATAACAGCGTGCCCGAGTGCCGCTGGGTCAGCGTAGAGGGTGGGGACTTTAACGAGGGCAATACGCTCGGCCAGTGCTTTGACCAGTCGTACTGTTCTCAGATGTTTAACCCCGACCCGAATAACATCCCATCTAATGCTGGGACAGGCGTGCCGGGGTCTGGTCTACGCAATATCATTTCGTCGCTCGGTGCATCCGTTCTTAATGGCCTGACTATTAAGGCGAGTGCCTCGTCCTACCCCCTGACTGTTGATGATGGCGCTGCGGGTACGATGTCGTACCCATCTATACTTAAAAAGACCACGACGGGTGGTAATGGTCAGGGCGTTGGTCTATCTGCCACCATAAATGATGGAACGACTACCTACGTCAATGCCGGGTCAATTAGATTTGAACAGGCTACGGTCGGTCAGTTCAATGTGGTGCTGTCGGGATTTAAGGCTGCAGCTCAGCTAGATATTCTTAAGCTGAACGTTAACGCGCTTAGCGTCTTTCCCGCCCAGGATGTGACTTGGGCCAATGGACTAGCTACTGCGCGCTGGACGCAGACGTTTACTGGTAACGTCGTTCTTTCTACGGCTGCTGTCAGCGGTGGGGCCGGCACAGTCGTCGTAGGTGGTACGACTGCGACTACGGTGGGCGCGGCAGGTGGGGCGAGCGCTCTGCCAGCAACGCCTCTGGGCTATATCATTATCAACGTGGCAGGCACGCAAGCCAAAGTTCCTTACTTCAACACCTAATCATGATTGACGAAACTGCCATTGACCTTGCCGAGCTTACGAGCTTCGATGAAGAAACTGTGGAGGGCATGGACAAGGCGAAGCAGGTGGCTGAAGCCTTGACCAAGCACTATCCCAACTACCCCTGGGCTGTGGGCTTTGCCCCTGGCATGACTTTGGTGGTAAAGTGCATGGCAATCGACGATGGTCGCTACGGCTTCACTATTGATGGCGCCAAGTCTTTTTCAGCATCCGATCTTGCCCATCAAGCGATGCTGGCCGGCGGTGAGCTACTGGAACGCTGCGGCATTAGCCGAGGTAGCTGGGATGGGCAATTTCTCAACCTGAAACATAAGGATTAATCATGATGTTTTCTATCCTCACTAGCCATGCTGAAACCTGGTTTAAGGAATTGGGCCTTGGCGCTGATCACGAGTACCACAAGGCTGTGACGCAGTTTCTGACCTGGATTTCCGACGAGAAAACCAAGGACGAAGCCGCCATGGCCCGGCTGCTCGCCAAGGGCTACAAGATTCTAACCCCCGAGGCGTCTGTTCCCACCGTTACGGACGCTGTCTCACAGTAATGGATCCTCGCAAGGATAATGACGGGTGGATTGGCGTCGATCTGGACGGGACGCTAGCTCACTACGATCATTTCCGGGGTGAAGATCATGTGGGCGCCCCTGTAGAGGAGATGGTAAAGAAGGTGAACAAGTGGCTGGCTGAGGGCCGTGATGTTCGCCTCTTTACCGCTCGCAAGCCCAGTCCAGCGGTTCGTCGCTGGATGGAGGAGCACCTCACTAAGATCTTGCCTATCACAGCTACTAAGGACTACAAGATGCAGGTCCTGTATGATGATCGAGCTGTGCAGGTGAAGCGCAACACTGGCAAGACCGCAGCAGAAGACGAAGCACAGGTATGGAATAAATGAACACGGCTCCGGATCCTCGCAACACCCCACCATCCACTCAGAACGATTCTGTAGAGGGTGCGGGCATCCATGCCGCGGACGAGACTGCTGGGATTGACTGGCTGCATCGGGCGGTTACTGCCTACCAGCAGTCTACGTCCTACGTAGATAGTAACTTTCGCAAGCAGTGGGACGACGGGATTCGGGCGTTCAATAACCAGCATAGCACGGATAGCAAGTACAACGCCCCGGCCTACGACAAACGGAGTCGACTATTCCGACCTAAGACCCGCAGCGTCATCCGTAAGAATGAGGCCGCTGCAGCCGCAGCGTTCTTCTCTAACATGGAAGTGGTCAGTATTCAGGCCACTGACCAGTCTGACCCCGTGCAGCGCGCTAGCGCGGAGGTGATGGCGCAGCTTCTGCAATTCCGTCTCACTAAGACGATTCCCTGGTTCCAGACGGTGATGGGTGGCCTGCAGGACGCACAGACCACGGGAGCCGCCGCAGCTCACGTGCACTGGGTGTACGACGCAGCGCGTGATCCAATCATTGATAAGCCTGTAATTGATCTTATCCCCATCGAGAACATCCGGTTTGACCCAGCAGCTAGCTGGATTGATCCTGTCAACACCAGCCCCTATTTCATTGAATTAATCCCCATGTGGGCCATGGACATTAGAGCCAAGATGGCTAGTGGGGAATGGAAGACCCTGCCCCTGCACCCCGGCAGCACCCAGACCGGCACGGACAGCACGCGTAATTCTCGTGGCGGCGGATCTGAGGACGCCACGGACCAACCAAGGGCTGCGAAGGACTACGACCTGTTTTGGGTGCAGCGGCACATCCACCGCTCTGACGGGCGGGACATGACGTTCTACACCTTGGGGACTATTGCTCTGCTGTCAGAACCCATTCCGTTGAAACAGGTGGTGTTTCATGGAAGGCGCCCCTACGTCATTGGTAACGCTATTCTTGAGACGCATAAGCCGATCCCTTCAGGTGTTCCCCAGATTAGTAAGGGCTTGCAGGACGAAGCCAATGAGATTGCTAACCAACGCATTGACAATGTAAAATTCGCGCTGAATAAGAAGTGGTTCGCCAAGCGGGGGGTTGACGTAGATCTTCCGGGTCTTGTACGGAATGTTCCTGGCGGGGTTGTTATGATGAATGACCCCGTTAATGACGTGCGAGAAATCACATGGCCTGATGTTACTGCATCTGCGTACGAAGAACAGAATCGCATCAACGTCGACATGGACGAACTGTTGGGGAACTTCAACCCAGCAGGGCTCATGGCCCAGAATGGCTTGAACGCCCCCGCGCGCAATATGGCTCTGCTGAATCAGAGTAATGGCACTCTGGTAGAGTATCTGCTGAAGACTTACGTAGAGACGTTTATCCAGCCCATACTGCGGCTATTGATCCTTACGGAGCAGCAGTACGAAACTGACCGGGTAGTCCTTGGCATTGCTGCAAAACAGAGCAAGATGCTGCAGCGGGAAGGTATTGATCAGGTTACCGATGAACTGTTGATGCAGGAAGTAACGCTGACGGTAAACGTCGGCATGGGGGCTACGGATCCGGCGCAGAAGCTTCAGAAGTTTATGACCGCCATGCAGTCGTTCACTACTATGATGCAGCACCCCACCCCCGGTATCAACATGATCGAGGTCGGGAAGGAGATCTTCGGTCACTTGGGCTATCAAGACGGCAGTCGCTTCTTCACCAGTGATAATCCGCAGATTGATGCCATGGCCGCTAAGATTTCTCAGCAACAGCAAGAAATGGTTGTTCTGGAGCAGAAGTTGAAGGAGAAGGAATCTGCCACCCAGGCCGGTATCGTTAAGACTCAGATTGCTGGTCAAACTAAGGTTCAATCAGAAGAAATTAAGCAGAAGGGCGAGGATCGCCGCGCTCTTTCTCTGCACATGCTTGAAGTGATGCACCGCCCACCCGAGAAGAAGGAACCGTCAAGTGGATCAAGAAAGTCATGAGCAAAAGCTGCAGCTTCTAAGAACTGCAGCATTCGGCCGTCAAGTCGAAGAATTTTGGAGTTCCGACATTGGAAAATACTTGCACCTGCACGCGAGCACGTGCTACAGTAGCGCCATTGAAGAGCTAAAGTCGGTGAACCCCTCATCCTCTGCAGAAGTTATGCAGGCCCAGGGCAAGGCTTGGCAGGCAGAAAACTTCATCCTTTGGATGGAGGAAGCTATTCAAAGGGGTCTGGAATCCCTAAATCTTCTCGAAGGAAATACTGATGACGATGTTCCGCAAGATTAATCGCTACTGCGCCCCTGAGGCGGGAGATGAAGGCGGAGAATCTAGTGGTGGTGCGGTTGGCACGGGCAACGATGCCCGCGTTGCTCTGCTCAACGGCATTGGTGATGCGCTTGACGAAGGCGATCGTGGTGAAGAGCTTGCAAACGTCAATGATGACGATACCACGGAACCCTTTCGAGAAGTCAAGGCTGCTAGTGAAGAAACTCCTCCGCCGGAGCCAGTTGTTGAAGTTGTTGAAGACGCAGCGCCTGCGAAGGTAAAGATCAAGGTTAACGGTGAAGAACTCGAGCTGACGCAAGAGGAACTTATTGCCAGGGCCCAGAAGGTTGAAAGCGCTGACCGCTATCTGGCAGAAGCAGCGGCTGCGCGTAAGGAGACTCGCCCTGAGCCTCCGAAGACAGAAGATATTGACTATAAAGCGTTGGTGCACGCGATACAAGTAGGCACCGAAGAAGAGGCCGAAGCTGCTCTGCGCAAGCTTCATACTCCACAGCAACGTCCATCCGCAATGGACGACGTTTCCCGTGTTGTTGACGAACGCCTCACGTTCCGTGATGCCATGATGGCATTTAAGTCGGAGTACGCAGACATTGTCTCTGATCCTAAGTTGAACCGCATGGCTCAGCAGATGGACGAAGAAATGCTTGCAAATGGCGATACTCGCGCCTATGCTGACCGCTATACCGAGATTGGTGAAAACCTTCGCGGTTGGGTGACGAAGCTGGGTGGCGACAAGAAGGAAGAACCGAAGGTTGATACCTCGCGTCTAGAACGCAAGGAAGCTCTTCCTAAGGAACCTACTGCCGCAGCGGGTAAGAGCGCCCCTCCGAAGACGGAACCTGATGAGGATGATGACCCGAGCTCTGTCATTCGAAAGATGGCTCAAGCTCGCGGTGGCCCGCAATGGATGCGGGCGTAATCTAGCAACACAGGAGAATAGAAATGGCCGGTCAGGTTTGGGCAGTCAACTCGCTGGGTGGGTATATGTACTCCCGCCAGTTGAGCAACGTGCTGCGTATGGCGGTTCAGCCGCTTGTCAAATTCCGCCAGTTTGCTGACGTCCGCGACGCCAGCCAGCAGGGCAAGAAGAAGGGTGACATCTTCACCTGGGACGTGTTCTCGGATGTGGCGACGGCGGGTGGTGTCCTGACCGAAACCAACACGATGCCGGAAACCAACTTCACCATCACGCAGGGTACTCTGACGGTGACGGAAGCTGGCAACAGCGTCCCCTACTCTGGCAAGTTGGACAATCTGTCCAAGTTCCCGGTGCAGGAGCTTATCCAGAAAGTGCTGAAGAACGACGCAGTCAAGTCGTTTGACCGCCTTGCCTGGGCGCAGTTCAATCAGACGCCTCTTCGGATTATCCCAGTGGGGGGTACGGACACTGCAGCTATCACGCTGTACACGAACGGCACGGTGACGGGCACAAACACCATCGCGTACAACAACGGCCACGCAAAGTCGATTGTTGACACGATGAAGGAACGCAACATCCCTGCGTACCTGGGTGATGACTACTACGCTCTGGCGTGGCCGTCTACCCTGCGCACGTTCAAGAACAACCTCGAAACGATCCACCAATACAGTGATACTGGCTTCAAGCTGATCATGAATGGTGAAATCGGTCGCTACGAGAATGTTCGCTATGTTGAGCAGACCAATATTGCCAAGGGTATCGGCACGGATGGTATCACGCAAACCACGTGGAATCAGGCCAAGTCGGACTGGATCTTCTTCTTCGGTAACGACACTGTTGCTGAGGCGGTTGCGGTTCCTGAGGAAATGCGCGGTAAGATCCCGAGCGACTATGGTCGTAGCAAGGGTGTCGCGTGGTACTACCTCGGCGGCTTCGGCATCGTTCACACCCTCGCTTCCAATGCTCGCATTGTGAAGTGGGACAGCGTTATCTAAGGAGTAGCAGGAATGACCACGAAAAACATGGCCTATGACCATGCGGCCTATCTGGTCCGCATGCAGCAGATGCCTGCTGCGCAGGTGGCAGGCGCTAGTAAGGTCTACGACAAGTTCGTAGCCTTCACTAACATGCACGTGTTCTCCATCGGAACCACTACGGTCACGGCGGGTACGTCCACGTACACTGCTTGGAACGGCACGGCGACGGTGACGACTACGGGCACGGGCGACACGTTGACGGGCATCAAGGTTAGCGGTACGGCTACGAGTACCTACGGCCCTTACGCGCTGGACAATGCAGCGGGCAGCTTCCGCCGCATTCAGATCAGCGGTACGGGTGTGGGCAGTTCTACTGCGGATGGCGGCGTTGCGCTGCTTCAGGGCGATCTGTTCTGGGTGCAGCGTGGCACGGATGCCACGGCGGTTCAGATTCCGTACGTTGAGTACGCAATCGACCCGTTCGCTTCGGTCTCTAGCTAAGGAGTAATGATCATGCAAGGTTCTCCGAGCACTGGTATCAAGGGCATGGGCGGCACCATGAACGATATTGGCGAAAAGTCTGGTTTCCAGACCGAAGGCTACATTGTTAAGAAGGGCACCCCCCAAGGCGAAAGCGCGATGTTCAACAAAATGCCTCCGGGCATGGACATCACGAATCAGGACGTGACTGATCAGCGCAGCATGCCGTTCAGGAAGTTGACTGAGCTAGATTATCCAGGGGATGGTGCCTTTTCGCACCGGGATCTTCCCGAGTAAGAAGCCAGTGTTGAAATCACTGCGGGGGCTACGGCCCCCGCAGTTCCATGGAGATTTACATGCATCCCCTGCAAGAAAAGTTTCAGATCATTACTCCGGGCAAGATTGAAGCTGCGGAGCCCTGGGCAACGTTTGAATCTGCTAGGGATTTGGACGGCGAGCGAGCCACGAGTAACACGCAAGTGCTGAGAGACATGCCCCCGGGTATGGACATTGGCAACCAGGACTCTACTGAGCAGAATAGCATGCCGTTCCAGCTATCTGGATCTAGCGACGTCTCTAAAGAGATGTATTCTGCGGAAGCCCTGGGCTGTGGCTACTCGAAGCTTGACATGAAGGGTAGCGACGACATGTATACTGGAGAACACGTGGATCACTTCTACGGCGACTCCGGAGGCTTCGCTGAGCGCAACAACTATCTTGATCGTATCTGAGGTGGGTATGCTTGAGATTGACTTCGATCGCCCTTACGGTGTCGTACACGGCAGCGATAAGTATCGCTACGTGCAGGAGGGCAAATACTTTGATGGACTGGGCCAGCTTGTATCTCCAGAAGCCCCAAAGCGTGAAGAAATTCTCATTCATACTGACAATGTGGACAGCGCAGCGGAGTTTTTGAAGAACATTCTTCGCGAAAATCCACTGCCAAAGTCTGTCGTGTATGCCGAGGCAGACAAGAATAATCAGCCGTGGGAGCACGTTACGACGGCGTTTAAGCTCCTGGGGGTGAAGAAGTTCGTGGCTAAGGGCGTTGAACTTTGGAAGCTGGAGCAATAAATCATGGCGGTTAGATTCAATCCAAACGCATTCTACACCACAGTTACGGATGTGGATGGTAGTATCTACGCCATTCAGAATGGACTGTACTTCGATAGGTCAGGAAATTCTTTTGGTGTAAGCCCGAAGAGTATTGATGGTTACCAGGGGGTACAGCCCACAAGAATTCCACGCACTGCTGCCCAACTGGCTGGTTCTCCCTCGGCTGCAGATCTTGCACTTGGTTCTCAGGTGGTATTCTATGATCCAGATCAAGTTGTAAGTTCAGGCACACCTCTTCTCACATATTCTACCACAGTGACTTCCTATGTCGCCACGGGTAGCGGTGGAGGTGGCGGGGGTGGGGGTGGGGGAGTTACGACATTCACAGCACTGACTGATGCTAGTTCTGCGGATATTCCCAGCATCAATCCCTCCGTCGGGGCTCTTGCGACTCAGATTACGACGCTTCAGGCCAATCAACTTAACGATCTAAACGTGCCCGCAGGCTGGAACGCGAGCACTAACACGCCCACGCTAGTGTCTAGCACAGCGGCGGCGAATAACGTCTACATTGTCACCACTGCCGGGTCTACGACGCTAGATGGTATCTCTTCATGGCCGGTTAACTCTCTTGCCATGTTCGGAGTGGGTGGCGTCGCCACCTGGACTATCCAGCCCCCCAGTGGGTTCTTGGGCACGTTCGCTACGGCTGCGGCACTTGACTCGGCATTTCCTCACGCGACGTACCCCGGCTGCAATGCCTTGGTCGGCAGCGCGGCGCCGTATACTCTGTACTACAGCAACGCCCTTGCCTGGGCGGCTACGATTCCCGGCGGCTTGACGGTCTCGATTGGCGCCAACACTACGATCACTACCGCGAACCAGACTACCTACAATGGCAGTGTTCTAGAGTTCACGGGAAACTATACGGTCACCATTAATCTCGGCCTAGCAGCAGGGTTTGGGTTCAGCTACATCCCGTTCTCGTCGGGCAATTCTACAATTGCGTCAGACGGAACAACGACGTTGAATGGTGCCACTACGTCCCAAGTTCGTACAGCGGCCCTCGTTGTGGGGTCTGTCGTGCAGAGAGTATCCAACGCAAATCAGTACGTGGTGATCTAATGCCAGCACCAATTGTTCGTTCGGCGGGTAATCGCACCTATGGAGGTACTTCCCTCGGCACCGTAGGAGCCGGGGTGTACGCTGGGATGATTCTCGTTGACGGGGACGATTTTCGAGACATTAACCTAGTCACACCTGCGAATCCTAAGGGTTGGTACTTCACCACACGCGGTTCTTATAACGCTAACGGCGGAGACTTGAGAACTCCCGCCTCAGGTCCGCTGGCTCCCAACGTGTACGTGGATCCCACTTACACGGGCAACTCCGACTTCAACCGGGGTGTTCCGATGACCTACGATGGTCTGGGGGGTGTGGGGCCTCATGTAGAAGTGGCTGGAGAGGGCACAGGTGCGCTCCAACTCATGTCTGGCATACAATCTACGGCAGAGAAACTCCTACTGAACAAGGGGGTCAACCCTCAGCGCACGGCCATGATTGCGGGCTTGGGGCGGCTTTCGTACAAGGCTCCTTGCATCATAGAAGCTCGCGTAAAGTATCCTTCTGGCGGACCCGCTGGGTGGCATCCCACGTTCTGGAGTCTTGTGACTCAACCTAATCAGGGTTTGGTCGGTAACGAGTATGGATTTGAAGGTAACAGCACCGTCTTCAACGCCTACATGGACGACCACAACACGTCTATTACGTCGAACAACGGAACTCTTCAGGTCGCGGGTGGGCATGATGGTAACTACCATCTCCTCACCATCTTGATGACCACAGCCTACTGGTCATTCCTGATAGATGGTACGGAAGTAAACCGAATCGGCACAGGCATAAATTTTTCTGGCAGCAATCTATCGACTAGCGGTTGGACGCCTGCGAACCATAACTTCGCGGACGCCTTCTTGTTCACTACTCCAGCTTACAATGGAACGTTCCTGAGCGAAGCTTACAGTGGTGCAGCGTGGACAGCAGCGACTTCTGGCATTGCAGCCACGGTGGAATACTGGCGGCTTTGGATCCCTACGACGGGAAAGCTCTGGTATCCTAAGACTTTGCAGGGCTTGAATGCGGATACTCAGGTGGCTGCGGGTGGTGCCGTTAGTATCACGCTACCATCACAGACCACCCTGTGGGGCGCAAGCAGCCTCACAGAGAACATCTGCGGTCTCCAGCTAGAAATTGAAGAGCCCGGTATCGGCAACAACACAACGGGCTTCAATACGACCACGGGTCTGCCTGCGTACCTGAGCTACAATTCCGGCACACGCGTCCTCTCCGGCACTGCGCCGGCCAACGCTGGCCGAACGCATGTCAAGTTGGAGGTAGTTAATTCAGGTGACGCCTGTATTCCCTTCCGGTTCAATATCGACGTCGCCCCCGTGTTTACGGGAGCCACCACAGCGACGTTTATCAACGGTAAGTCAGCGTCTTACTACGATCTTTACTCAGCCTGGGATTGCGGGAGATTGATCGGGGTTGCTGGGGGCCAGTCTGGCAAGGGCTTGACGGCCACCAACCTGCCAACGGGGATGTCTCTTACCTCCGACGGGGTTATTACTGGAACTCCGACGGTAAATGGAGCATTCACGGTTGCCACATCCTGCACTAACGTGGCTGGTCAGACAACGAACCAGAACGTTGTTATCACGGTTGTGGCTTCTACGGCTGTTGTGGCTGCACCGACGCTGGTGGCAGGTACGCTTGTTGGTTCGTGGGACTTTAACAGCAACAATATCACGATCACCAACGGAAAAATCACCGCAATCTCTGGTTCGGACTCTACGTCCAATACTCTGGGCAACGCGACGATTTCGGGGCCGCAGTTGGTTGCTGTCCAAGACGGCAACAGCGTCTGGAGAAATGCTGCCAGATTCGTAGCCTCGCAGTCTAATCTTATGATACTTGCGTCCGCGATGGGGGTCACGACGGCCTGCACCATCGTTGTTGTGGGTACGATTGACCACGCCGCAGGCAATAGCCTGGGCGTTACGATGGCAGTGCTTGAGATTGCGAACGGCGGTAATACGTTCAGCAATAATCGGCACGTAATGATGGCGGCTACCAGCACGACTGGCTTCTCGTACAGAAAGATCGACAGCGGCGGCACGGCGTCTACCGCCAATCAAGGCGTTGCTTACTCAACCACAGGTGTCCACTACCTGTGTGGCCGGTCTCCGACAGGCGCGGCTGTAGGTGCCATTGCGAACTATGGGACTGGCGCAAACATCGTTGGCGGTAATAGCGGCAATGTTTCCGCCACTATCAACTATACGACGCTGGGCAATACCCGGGAAAGCAACATTCCAGGTTCTAGGTACGCGGATATGACAGTCTTCCGGGTGTTCGTCTACAGCAACAGCCTTTCAGATGCCGATGAGGCAACAATGCAGAGCGCGATGTCAACTGCCTACGGCACGGTGGTCGCATGACGGTTAAGGCTGCTGTCGCAAAGGACTGGTCTACGTGGCTTCCCAGCTTCGATGGGCTTATCTATTCTCTCTACCCCTCGGGAAATAAGCCATCGGGCTTTTCAGGTCTGCAGTTGATAAACACAGACAAGATGTCGGGCGCACTCACAGGTCACGTCGGCAACAATGGGGCTGTGCTGCACCTGTTCGGACGATCGTTCGGTCGCTCAGACCAACTTGGAACGACAGCTGGATCTAAGGTATTCTTGCGAGATCCTACAGGAGATAATACGTGGCATGAAGTCGCGACCTACTGGTATCTGGCTAAGTCTGCAGCTTATCTGTCTGACCAGACGATGGATCTCTGCGTCCAGGTCGGCTCTCTCGGAGGTAGTCAGACGGCGGGCCACGCGCTGGACGTGAAGGTAACGACCAACAGCGTCGACTCCAATATCCTGTTCTCTCAGTTCGTCATCCAGCCAGGAGACTTTTACTACGTCTCTCTAACCGGTAGTGATACTACTGGGGTTAAGAACAACGTAAACCTCCCGTTCCAGTCCATACAGACGTGGAATGGTTCTGTCTTCAGCGGTGTCTACCCAAATCTACAGGGTGGAGATACAATGATTCTTCGCGGTGGAAACTGGACCGCTCAGCAGTTTGATAACCGCTGGTTCCGTTTCTGGACACTCACGGGTAGCGCAGCAACAGGAACCGTGGGGCATGGCCCTATCGGATTCGAACCCATGCCTACGCTGTTTGGCCCAGAGTCTGTGCATCATACAGGTGCACTTGGCGGCGGCATTCACGGCTGTGACACGGCGCGTGCTGAGGCTGGGTGGGGGAAGTACGCCAATATCACCTGCATGCACATTGAAACTGGCGCGAATGCTGCCCGAGATAGTGGCCCCATTAATTTGCAGAACGGCGCTGATTTCTGGCGTGTGACGAACTGCGAGCTGGGGCCGTGGCCTTCAGCCCTTGTTACGCCGAACAATGCCAAGTCAGCAGCCATTGGGGGCCAGGGGTCCAATTTCTACATCGCCTTCAACAACTGCCACGACATCGATTGCGACGTTAACAATCCTGGGTCGTCTGCGCTGGAGAACCACGGCTGCTACATGGGCGGGGCGACAGGTGGTGTAGCTTACGATGCTGCCTCGAAGAACGGAATTATCGAACACAACTGGTTCCACGCGATCCGCGGCGGGTCGACGCTTCAGTTCTACTGGCAAGGGTCAGCGGCCACGTCAGTATTCACTGGCAACATCGTTCGCTTCAACCGGTGCGACGGCGCCCAGAAGTACGGGATCAACTGCGGGCAGTCCTCAGTATCCTGCGATGTGTACGGCAACATCGTCTCGAATTGTGGGCTTGCAGCCCTGCGGTTCGAGGGCCTATCATACAGCGCAGGCGTCAATACCTTTGCCATGAACTTCGAACAGAACACGTGCGTGGATTGGAACCAGCGTGGATCCATCACAGGTGCGGCGTTCTTGACTGAGGGATATGCCAACACCGGAGCGATCAAGGTTCGCCACAACATCTTCGCCTTGACGGCCACTCATTCTACGAATGACCAGTGGTATCTGAATTCGGCGTTCGGGGGCGCAGACGCCAACGTCTCAGGTGACCAGAACTTGTGCTGGGATTCTACTGGCGTGTTGACGGGAAGCTACGGCACGAACCCGATTGTCACCAACCCGAACTTCACTAATGTGTCCGCGCAGGACTTCACCTGCCAGTCTGGAGGCGGTGGCATCGACGCTCTGACGACGACTGAGTCAGTATCGGTTACGCAGGATTTCTACGGAATCACCAAGCCGCAGGGTGCCCACAAGGATATTGGGGCGTGTGAGGGGATCGGGACATGAGTTACTTCGTACAGTCTGGCGCGTGGGCCACGGTATTCGGCGGTACAACCTGCACCCCAACGATCGCTGGGGTTGCCGCAGGAAATTTGCTGGTGCTGGAATTGCACTGGCAACAGGATTCTAACCTCAGCACTGCACCGGCAACAGCGAGTGGGTGGACGCTGCCCGCAGGCGGCGCGCCTGCGGGTGTCGCCTGTAAGGGCGTCACTTCCTACGACACAGGCGTCGCTGTCTACTATATAGAGAACGCATCTTCGGGAGCTCATTCTGCCGTCCTGACCTGTTCCTCTGGTGGCGTTATGAGCGCCCGTATCCACGAGTTCAATTCGGGATTCACAAGCGGCTCGTTCGATAAGCTACATGCTCAGACCGCAGCAGGGTCTAGTAACAGCGCTGGCGGCAGCACTGGAAGCACAACGACCCTGGCGAATGCAAACTCAATCATATTCACGACCGTAACTGGTCCGGGGCTGAACAGCGTTGCAGCCATGGGGGTGTCTAACTCCTCGGGCTACACGACACTAGGTGCTCAGCAGCACTCTGATACTAGCGTCTGCAGCAGCACCAGCTACAGCATTGTTTCTGTTACGACTGCAGTTTCTGCGTCTTGGACGTGGTCTGGCGCGACGGGTGAGTACGGTGCGATAATCGTCGCATTTAAGGCGAACGCCCAAGTAACTCCGCCAGTTATCACCAGCCTTAGCTCGTCCACGGTTAACAATGGCGGCGCAATAACGATCACGGGAACGAATTTTGGGGCTACTCAGGGCGCCGGCAGCGTGTCACTGGGTGGTGTATCTCAGGCGATTACTTCCTGGGCAGATACCTCCATCACATTCACGTCTTCCCGAGGCACTCTCGGGTATGGCGCGACGACTGTTTCTGTCACCAATAACGCGGGTAGTTCCTCTAACAGCGCTGCGCTGACTCTAAATCCTCAGTCTGGATGGGCGTATGTCGTCCTTACGACTCCTAATGCCACGACAGCAGGCCGCATCACGGCAGCGGCGGATATTGCTGCGGCAGATCAGCTTGCCTACGATACTAAAAGTGGCTCGGTTAACTTCAGCACAGATGCGACGTTTAACTGGGCTCCCAACACTCTTTCTACTTCGGTTGAGGTCTGGACGTCTGGCAGTGGCTGGGGGCCTACGGCATTTGAGCAACTACACGCAGTTGTCTTGCCGCTGATCTTCACCCGGTCAATGTTCTACACGCTAATTGCAGCGACATTTGTCGCTCCAGGCCCCCCACTGCTGGCCGTCGTTACAGCGATTCCAGTGGTTGGCACTCCGCTTAAGTATTCTATTCCTGGTCTTACGGGCAGCATCTCCAGTCAGCAGTGGTACAAGAACACGGGCAGTGGTGCGGTTTCGATTGGCGGAGCTACGAGCGCGACCTACACCCCTGTCACGGGGGACATTGGGGCTTTCTTTAGCGTCCGGGGCAGCACGTCTCAGGGCAATTTCGCCAGTCAAGAGTTCGCAGCAAGTAACACTAACATCTCTCAGACGGCAGTGCTGACGAATGCTTCACCAAATAGTAATACTATTTCTGCATCTCCGACGGGAACGCAGAACGCGGGGTTCACGGCGTTTGCTGTCACTCAGATTCGCGCATCTATTGGAACGCACTACATCGACACCGTCGTCGCTCCTGGAACCTACACGTCGTCTGCCTTTGGTGATCTAACGGCTTACGGTACGGTGTTTTCAACGACCCTACGCATCGTTAAGACGATGAGCACGTGCGCGTGTATCTCTCAGACTGCGCTCACCGCCCCAGGTTCTATGTCTCGCCCTGCAGCCAGCACCGGCATCGGGTTCTGGACGGCTAACGGGGAACTCTATGATGCTAACGGCACTAGGTTTAGAATTCGTGGAGCTAATCGTTTGCACTGGGATGCCAATGCCGCAGGAAGTGCGTCGGCTGGTCTATTCAACACGAAGGCCAATTCCCAGCGCATGTTCACAGATTTGACTCAAGACTTCACTACGAAGAACAAGCCTATCATTGACGACATGATTTCTGCCACCAATAAGGTGGTGCCTATGCCATCTATCGGGGCCCTGAAGTGCCTGTTCACCGGCAGTATCAGTGGCAACACGCTCACGGTGACAGCAATCACCTCCGGCACGATCGGCGTAGGCGCCAACCAGAACAGCCAAACAAAGCTGACGGGAACCGGTGTCACGGGCGGACCGACGATCACGGTGCAGCTCACGAACACCAACGGGTCGGGCATTCCGGGCAAAGAAGGCACCTACACCATCAGTGGCTCGGTGCAGACGGTAGCCTCTACGAACTCGATGCTGTACTACGTCGTCATGTCTGGTAATACGATTCCGGCGGTCATGATTGCGGCGGCGCAGTGCTGGGTAGATGCCTACTCGAGCTGGAGTATCTACGAACGCTGGTTAATACTTAACATCGCCAACGAGTGGGGACCAACGGGCACGGCCTCAAATACTGTGTGGCGGGATACGTGCATCACAGCCGTGGGCATGCTGAGAACCGCTGGCTACAGGTGCCCGATCTCTTTGTCCGCCCCGGGATCTGGTCAAGATGGGGCGACTGGTGGCGTCGGTTGGACGTTCCTCAATCACAGCCCGGCCGTGCTGGCTGCAGACTCTCAGAAGAACGTTGTTTTCGACCTGCACGTCTATGGCTTCACCCGCACGGGCGTCATGACTGGGCTTGCCACGTCGTTGAATACTCTGGCAACCGGGGCCAACGGCCCGACGTTTATCATTGGAGAATACGGCCCCGCGTGGATGGTGGGCAGCGCAGCAGGGTCTATTACGAATATGGAGGCGCTAGAGTTCATGGGGGTGTGCAACGCCCGCCAACTCGGCTACATGGCCTGGGCCTTTGACGACCCGGGCACCTACCCGCTGAATGGTACGAGCAATCCGTATGCACTGATTCGCATGTGCCAGAGTCCAGGCAATGGCTACTCTACTTCACTTAAGTCTGATTTGACGCCATTTGGTATCGATGTAGTAACTGATTCGGTTTACGGATTGCAAACCCTGGCAGTACAGGCTACAGTGTTCCCATAACTCATTAAGGAGAAAGATAGTGGTTTGGTCCGTCACCAACGCACAGTGTAATGAATCTAAGAAAATTGTCTGGGAAGTAGCAAAATATCTCCGAGGACGGGGCGTAGACCTCGGCGCCGGAGACTTCAAGGTGCTGCCTCACGCTATCAGCGTGGACAATGGAAATCATGCACAGTTTGGCTTCATTCTGAGACCAGACGTGTCTAGCGACTGCGAGAAGCTGGATGTTTTTGCTTCCCAGTCGCTTGACTTTGTGTACTCCAGTCACCTGCTGGAACATATTGAGGATACCGCAAGCGCTCTAAAAGAGTGGTGGAGACTGGTGAAGCAGGGTGGCTACATGATACTGTACCTGCCTCACAAAGAGTTCTACCCCAATATCGGTCAGCCGGGAGCAAACCCCGACCACAAGCACGACTTCCTACCTGAAGATATTATCAGCAAGATGCCAGATGGCTGGGACTTGGTGGAGAAGCAAGACCGTAACGAGAATGAAGAGTACAGCTTCCTTCTCGTATTCAAGAAGCGTAGTGATAAACGCAATGTCTTTAGCCACCTAGATCCAAAGCCAGAAAAGACCGCCTGCGTGGTGCGCTACGGCGCCTATGGAGATCTTATTCAAGCCAGCAGCATATTCGCGGGCCTTAAGGATCAGGGCTACCACGTCACACTCTTCGCCAGTTTGCCACAAGCATCCGTCGTAGAACACGACCCAAACATCGATGACCTAGTGCTGTTTGATAGGGATCAGGTGCCGAATGCTGATCTGTCATCTTTCTGGACCTACCAGAAGAAGAAATTCACGAAGTTCGTGAATCTTAGTGAGTCTGTGGAAGGGACTCTTCTCGCCATGCCGGGGCGCACGCTCCACTTCTTCCCACCGACGGCTCGGCACCGACTAATGGACGTTAACTATCTTGAACTCCAGCACATGCTGGCTGACGTGCCAAACGTGTCTAAGGTGAAGTTCTTCCGAACGAGAGAAGAAGAGAAGTGGTGTAAGGATCAGCTGCAGAAGCATAGGGTTGACGGCCCTGTGGTGCTGTGGGCCTTGGCGGGTAGCAGTGTGCACAAGACCTGGCCCTATCTGGACTCAGCGCTTGCGACTATTCTTCTCACCTTCCCCACCGCGCAGATCGTGTTGGTTGGAAACGCTGACTGTGAAATGCTGGAAGCTGGTTGGGAGAACGAACCTCGTGTGTGGAAGACCAGCGGTAAGTGGACGATGCGGCAGGCGTGTGCCTTCCTGGATGAAGTGGACGTGATCATTGGCCCAGAAACGGGTGTGGTCAACGCCTCAGCCGATATGGATAACCAGAAGATCGTTCTACTGAGTCATTCCAGCCACGAAAACTTGACCCGAGACTGGAAGAATACTGCGGCACTGTTTGCAGAAAATACCCGCTGTAGAGGTCGCGGGGACAATGCTGCTCCAGCATGCCACGTGCTACACTATGGCTGGGATCATTGCAGTAGAGATGAAATGACCGGCACAGCCAAGTGCCAAGCCGAATTGACGATGGATATTGTCTGGCCGGCAATTGAAGCAGCACTGCTGAAGGTGAAGAAATGACCACTAGTGGAGTCTACACTGCGACGATTAATGGGCAACAGCTCATTCGTCTCGCCATGGTTAACATTGGCGAACTAGATGAGGATGAAGACCCCAGCCCACGTCAGAATAACGATGTGCAGACCGTTCTCAATATGATGGTTTCTCAGTGGATGGGAAAGGCCGATTTCGCCCCAGGATTGAAGGTGTGGACTCGCAAGCACGGTAAGGTGTTCTTGTCCAACACGGGGCACAAGTACGATCTAAGCGCATTCAACACCACAGGTTGGACGAACACGTTCGCTAAGAACTACACGTCTCAGCCCAGCGTGGCGGGGTCCAATACACTGACGATGGTCGGCATTTCTGGGGTCAATACTGGGGATTTCCTTGGGTACGTAGGATCAAACGGTCAGCTCTACTGGACAACCGTAGCTGCGGCCAGCAACCCGATAGTCATTGCAGGGACGCTGCAGTCCGGGGTTGACGCGGGTGCGCAGGTCTACACCTACACCACGCCAGCTCAGTACCCCGTCTCGGTTGAGACCGCGCTGCTTCGAGATGACTTCGGCAACGACACACCCCTCAGGATTATGCAGGTGCAGGCATACGACATGCTACCGAGTAAGGTGAACCCGACGTATAGTGGAGATCCTACCGCTGTCTACATCGAAAATAATCTGGGGTTTACGTCTGTCTACACGGATGTCGCCACCGCGCAGGACGTAACGAAACACATCGTGCTGACCTACATGGAGCCTGTGCAGAAGTTCGTCAACCCTGCGGATACGCCATACTATCCTGAAGAATGGTTCTTGGCGCTGGTCTGGGGTCTGTCTGAACAAATCTGCCCAATGTTCAAGAAGAAGTGGACAGACAAGATGGAGCAGCTTAAGAATGCCGCTATGTCTATCGCTCGCAATAAGGATGGCGAGGTATCTGTTCTATTCTTCCAACCGAGGGCTGACGATTGAAGCCCGTCGTTCTATTTGGTGAGGGTATCCGGTCTATTTCGGATATCGTTACCCGCCAGCGGCGGGTAAATTGTTTTTACGTTCAGCGTAAGGATTCAGATCGGTCTGACGTGGTGGTGCTGGGCAGTCCAGGCAGTTTCCCCGCGTTTACGCTGCAAGACTCTCCCGTGCGGGGGTATCACGTCGCAGGCACCAGCCTGTACGTCGTGGCTGGCGTCTCTATCTTTAAAATAACCAACGGGGGTGTCATGACTCTGTTGGGAAATCTGCCTACAGTATCCCGGCTCGTCAGCATGGCTGACAACGGCATTGATCTCATCGTTGTTGATGGTGTTACCGGCTATGTCGTAAACCTCCTGTCTAATACCATCACAACGGTTACAGACACTAATTTCCCCTTCGGTTGCACAACGATTGGGTATATAAACGAACGCTACGTCGCTGAGACCCCAAACAGTAGAATCTTCACGTGCAGCGCGCAGCTAGATGGCACGAGTTGGACACCCTACCTCTTCGCCACGAAGGAAGACTATAGCGATAACATTCAGGCCGTGGATGTACACAACGGCTTAATCGTGCTCTGGGGGCAGACTAAGTCCATTGAATTCTGGCAAGATATTGGGCTATTCCCGCTGCCGTACCAGAAGGTTGTCGGCGCGACGCAGACCTGGGGCCTTGCCGCGAAGTATAGTCGCGTCGTCCTGGACGGCATGTTGCACTTCTTGGGGCAGGGGCCTGACGGTGGCGTACAGGTCATGCGGCTTGAGGGCGTTACACCTGTTAGAATCAGCACGGATGATGTAGATGATGCGATGCGTCGCTTCGCGGTTTATTCTGACGCCATCAGTCTTACCTACACAGTCAACGGTCACAGCTTCCTGCAGATGACATTTCCTGCAGCGAATCGCTCTTTCCTGTTTGATTCACACACCCGTGTGTGGAGCGAGGCGCAGACGGGCCTGGGGGTGACGGGCAGGCACTACGGTCATCTGGGAGTATCATTCAATAGCAAGAACTACTTCTCCGACACTAGTAATGGTATAATCTACCAGTTCGATCTAGACACCTATACCGACAACGGGGTGCAGATTCTTCGAGAAATCTGTACTCGGCACGTGCGCAACGCAGGCAACGAGCTTAGTATGCACGATCTTTATCTGGACATGGAGGTAGGTGTGGGGAATACCGCAGCCCCCAACCCGCAGGTCAGCGTCGCTGTGTCTAGAGATGGAGGTAAGAATTTTGGGTCAGAAAAGATCCGCAGTATTGGCGCAGTGGGTCAGTATCTTAAGCGAGTCTATTTCAGCAGGCTTGGCTCTGGTAAAGACTTCGTATTCCGCATTCGGATGTCTGATCCTGTAAAGTTCGTGTTGGCGAGCGGTAGCGCCACGGTAGAGGACGATAGTGTCAGCTAAACAGCCCCCAGTCCAGACCCCCGCCACGAAGAAGTTTTCTGCGGATATGCAGATCTTTACGGACGGCTGGCAGCGCTGGTTCTCTGACATGTTCCAGATCTGGAAGAGAACTCAGAACTACAATGTTTACGACTACGTAGTTCCTGCAGATGGCGGATCGTATGTCGCTCCAACTGGCGTGGATACTACGATACTGGAACCTGCGGGTGGGCTGTTGGCTCTGACGGTGACACTACCCAGTATGCCGCAGGATAGAGATACATATAGATTGTCCAGCACGCAGAATGTTGCGACTCTGACTGTGCTATCAAACCACACGATTGCAACTACCGCCACAGGTCTTACTGCAGGAATCGGAGTGAGCTGGCAATTCCGTCTTGCAAATACGACTTGGTATCGCAGCGCTTAGGCAGTACACTAGCGTCCATGGACGCTGTAGAGCAATCATGGATTGACGCTGGAATTGAGATAGAGCACCATTTCTCTGATGGTCTCTACATCAAGAAGGTTACAATTCCTGCGGGGGTACAACTTCCTCAACACGCGCACAATTACTCCCACGCCTCGGTTGTCGTTGATGGCCGGGGCACTTTCACATCTGGTGGTCATTCCGTAGAATTTGGGCCTGGAAACATTCTTAATGTTCCCGCGTTCATTGAACATACCCTCGTGTCGCACACTACCGTCATTTGGCTGTGCATTCACGCCACTGAAGTAACTGACTTAGATCTCATAGATAAATCATTGATTTACACACCCGACGAGACGCATGTCTGATAAATTGAAGTTGATCACTAGAGGCGCTGTTGTGGCCCCTATCTACTGGGCGCTGCAGCAGCACCCAGAACTCTGGAACGAAATTACCATTCGTACAGAACCTAAAGATAGCCCGCATCGTGAACTGGATGATATTTGGGTACGCTATGGGGAGCCTGAGCGGTCGCTTGATGGACGTCCTCACGATGCTTATTGGTATGAAGGCGCTGATGTTATTCAAGTTCGTGGCCTGTGTTTTGATGTTATGCGCCACGTGCAGGGGGTCGAACTAGGCGGAGTGCTGGTTACTCGCATTCCGCCAGGCGCTACCTGCCATCCTCACGTGGACACGGGCTGGCATGCCAAGCGGTACAGCAAGTTCGGAGTACAGATCACTAGCGCGCCGGGGCAAGAATTTCACGTCGAGGAAGAAGTCTTGGAAACGAAGCCTGGGGATATTGTCCAGTTTGACAACAGTTTCAGCCACTGGGTGACGAACCCAACGGCCTATGAGCGCGTGACGATGATCGTCTGCGTTCGACAGGAGTACCCATGCCTTTCGGTTCCGCTGCTCTAATCGCTGCAGG